TTTTTCTATTGATTTTTTTAAGTAATGGATATCGTCTAAATGTGCTGCGATTGCTGAGCCCTTTAGATCAGGAATACCATACCATCCATTACATCCTAGAATTGCGACCCCATCAATAATTACCACCCGTTGATGTAGCACAGCAACATTACGGATATGATTACACACCCTAATAATGTCATTGGTCCTAGTATCAATATCTGTCATATTTTCATATTCCAGAGTTCCCAGAGAGTAAAATACTCCCTGATAAAAATTAGATAGATGTGTAAGAGTAATGGCGATAGTTCGTAAATCGTGACTTACATTTCCTGCTACAATACAATATAAGCTAGTAGCTTTATTTTCCCAATTGAAAACATCACCGGGTAATAAGTGTAAGTCGCTGATTAAATCAAATCCTATCTCCATTACTGTTTACTTAACAATAGTCATTTTCGGTGCTTTGGGCTTGGCCGTCTTAGCTGCCGCAGCTTTTGGTTTCACAGCTTTTGGCTTAGCAGCCCTGGGCGTTACCGCTTTAGGTGCTACCGGTACAACCACAACTACTGCGGCAGGTGCTTCAATCTGAGGGGATACCATAGTTTCAATCACCGGTGCTAATTCTACTTTATCCGGCGTAGATGCCGGAGTCTCTATCTTATAAGGTGCCTCAGCCTCAACGAACGATGGTGTCTTAGAATCTCGGGTTACAACAAATCTGATTACTGCTATAATAACCGCAATTATTGCTATTACAATGAGTGCTTCCATTTAAATCTCCTAAAAGACTATTTAATGTTTTTTTAAAGGATAGATATTTTTCTATAATTATGGATAAATATTAGTATGAGTAAACTTAATCGTCTTATGACTGAGGCTTTGCCCACACTAAGCTTTCAAAAAAGATTATCTTATAGAACCTCTATCACTGAAGTTCGTAGTTTATTTAAACTACTCAACAAAGAATTATTCAACGGAGAACTTCCTATTCCAAAATTTCATCTGGTATATCGTTGGAAGGGCTATTGGGGAGAATGTTCTGCTAAAGATGATACACCAACCCCCGCACGGTCTACGTGTACCATTACATTAGTTGACAAGTGGGTGTGCCGTCAATGGTTAATTACTATATTGGCACACGAAATGTGTCATCAATATCAATGGGATGTAGCTGGCTTAGGGCGAATGCAACAAGGATTAGAACCTATTATGAGCCATGGTCCCAGCTTCTTTGCACACAGAGATAGATTAATAACACATAGCATTCCATTAAAACGCTCACCTAATCTAGTTAATTGGTTTAAATTTCAAAATTTATTTAAATCGTAATTAGCATAAATACTCATTATGCGCGAATTCATTACTCTTATCCAAACTCTATCCGAAGCTAAATCTGCACCTTCTCTTGTTCCCGGTGAACTTAATAAGGATGAGAGAAGATTTACGACGTTTATAGATTATATAAAAAATAGAAAACCGTTTACCACGTTGGCAGGTGATGAAGTAATTATTGATCCACGCGAAGCCAAGCGTTTTCAAGGTCTGTACGATACCAATATGTTCCGTGGTCAATTGAAGGCCAGAACAACAACCGGTGAAGAGATATCATTGAATCAACTAGCCAAAACAAGCGCATTTGGCGGCGCAGCAAAAGCTGCAGGTGAATCGGAAATGTCTGCCGGTAAAGAAGCACTATTGGTTAAGCCTGGCCAAATAGGTATTTGTGATAGAGATATCCCTGCCTCAGATTTTTATGATGAAATCGTAAATAACCCAGTATTGAACAGCACCGATTACGGAAAGGTAATCATTCAGCTAGCGGAGTACATTAGAGCCGGCGAATATGTCATGGTACCACCTGAATATCAACAGAAGGACAACGAAAAAGTTCTGAAAGCAATTATTGATTATGGCGGCGAGTATTTGGGAGTGCTGGCATTACTTTATAACCGAAGTAGATTTCCTAAAAGAGCAGAGTTCACTAAATGGATGGGTGGTAATTTGAGTGATTTAGTATTGAATTTTCCCGGATCAGCAAATAATAACATTGCTGATAGTTATGCTAACATTAGAAATTCAACTAATGAACACACACTAAACATTAGCAGTAAAGGCACCGGAGGTGGCGCTGCGCCGGCTGTATCTGGATTACAGGTTCCTGAACATATCAGTGCTAATCCAAAATACTCTACCGCGGTGGAATTCATTAATCTATGTAAAGAGCCAGGCACTATTGCACAGGCATTCAAAGCACTAGATATAATCTTCAAGTCCAATCCAAAATCTATAGATAAGAAATGGCATTCATTTTTACCATTCTCCACAAAACACCCCAACATTGAATGGTTGGCTAAAGAAAGCTTGAATGCTAAAAAGAATCGGGTAGACAGCCCATTGCCCAAAGAATATAGGCCTCTATACGGCGATATTAAAAGTGATGCTAGTGAGGGCGGAAAACTAATATATGCTGTTAAAAAAGAAGTGTTGAGGGCCATTAATGACCATGACGCTATTCCAGCTTTTAAAGATGTGGTACTAGACTTGTTAGAAATGAATTTTATTCAGCAATATGCTGATTACAAAAAGGGAGAGATAACATTTGCTACCCAATGGCCAGCTAAGCTAGACGGGCAGATTAGTGTTGAGAGTAAATCAAGTGCGAAAGATCCTAGTTCTGGTGGGTTTAGCTTTAAATTGGGAAGAAGCGATAGCAGTGTTAGCCATGAACCCAATGAACCATATATAGACGGTGAGGATTACACCATCAATGAACCTGCTGACTTAGCCGCAGCAGCGCAGGATATAGTTAATCCCACACGAAAAGCTAAAGAAACTGAAGTTCGTAAAAAGAGAAAATAAGTTCCAATACTAGTTGACATTATCGCGTTTATGCGTTATAATGTTGAAACTTTTATAAGGAAATATATGAACTTAGTGCCAATGGTATTGGAGCAAACTAGTCGTGGCGAGCGTAGCTATGACATCTATAGCCGTCTTTTGCGGGATCGGGTTATTCTCTTAGAAGGAGAAGTGCATGACCAAATGGCTAATCTAATCGTTGCACAATTGCTTTATTTGGAAAGCGAAGGGGAGAAAACTATTAGTGTCTACATTAATAGCCCGGGTGGTAGTGTGACAGCTGGAATGGCAATTTACGATTGTATGCAATTTGTAAATTGTGATGTGCAAACGATTGTTATGGGTCAAGCCTGTTCGATGGGGTCATTACTCGCAACCGCCGGATCTCCCGGTAAGAGAAAGATACTGCCAAATGCTCGGCATATGTGTCACCAACCCAGTGGCGGGGCACGTGGTCAAGCCACAGACATGGAAATTCAAGTTAAAGAAATTCTTACTATGAAGAAGAACTTGACTGAAATATATGTCCATCACAACTCTAAGGGAAAGACGTTTGATGAGTTTGCTACTATGATGGAACGTGATACATTTATGTCCGCCCAAGAATCGTTGGATTGGGGATTGGCTGACGAAATCATTGTCAAGCGTAGCTGAACAATAGGAACTTACTATGCCCTGGATCGAGAATTGTTCCGCGGATGATATTCCCAAAGGCTTGCACCACGCTGCTGGGATTAACAGTATGCTTATTCAAATTATGGATCCGGCAAGTAGGTTTCCTATTCCCAAACATCAGTTTAAAGAATCACACTTTTTTCGATTTCTTGATATTGAACGGGATGATCACTGCTTTGATGAAGAATGCCGAGTAAGTGACACACAAGCCCGCGACTTAGTATGCCTGTTACAACGGGCATTTGTAAAACGAATGAATGTTGTGGTACATTGTTTTGCGGGTATGTGTCGATCTGGGGCAGTGGTTGAAGTTGGGGTGATGCTTGGCTTTACTGCTGTTGAGAAATTTAGATTGCCCAATCTGTTAGTAAAACACAAGATGATGGCTGTATTAAATTTGCCCTTTGACGAGAACGAAAAGACTGATGCCGATGCCTGGCGCCAAATGCTAGGTTGACAATAATTACAACTTCTGCTATAATACTTATATTGTAGATAAGGAGCTGGACATGAACTTCACGCTGATTACCCCGACTGGTCAAGTCTACACTTTTTACATTCGGGAAACAGCCGAATGCTATCAGCAAGCATACGGTGGAACATTGATAATGGCCAACATTGTTGACACCGTGGAAATAAGCTAAAATAACGGTTGACAATAAATCAGCCCTATGCTATAATAGATACTTAGACAGTTAAACAACGGAGTTGATATGGGTACGCGATCAGTTATCGGTGTGATGATGGGCGACGTTTGTAAGGCAGTATACTGCCATTGGGACGGGTATATCTCTCACAACGGCGTGCTTTTGCATCGTTTCTATGACTCGGTGAAGGCCAATCAACTAATCGCAATGGGCAATATCTCTAGTTTGGGTGTTGAAATTGGCGATAAGCACGAATTTAGCTCACGTGTCCCCAAGTTTGGTGAGTCTGGATTCAATGCGTATTGCACTTTCTATAACCGTGATCGCGACGAGGATGCTGAGTTTACTACATTGACCTCTTGGGAAGATTTTGTTGACTTCTTCACCAATGATAGCGGCGCTGAATACGCATATATTATGCGTGACGGTGTTTGGTATACTTGTAATTCTAAGGATACTCAATTGGTTTTGCTGTCTGACGCTATCGTCGCTGAGCAAATGACGGAGGCTTGCTAATGAAGATACCCACTGTGGGCAGTATGGTTGAGGTTAAGACTCGTTATAGTCAGGGTCCGCGTATGATTCCTCCCCAACCTGATTATAATGTCTATGAGGGTAAGGTTCTGCCATCGTATAAATGGCTGAATGATAGGCAGTTTTGTCTATCAGGAAATGCTGCTTGGCCCATCCGTGTTATAAATATGGATTATGTCGATGACATTTCTATACTGTCAGGCAGCTTTAAGGAAGTTGATACCGGTACTAGGGTTATAGAAGTTGCCGGTAGCAAAGGTAGCAAGTATGTTGTTACAAGTGACAGCAAGGGATGGACTTGCACCTGTACAGGATTTCAGTTTCGCAAGCAATGCAAGCACATATCAGAATTAAGTAAGGCGTAAATATGAGCCCGGAAATAGATAATATACTGTGTGAAAAGTATCCCAAGATTTTTGTCAATCGCAATAGTGATGTAAAAGAATCCTGCATGGCTTGGGGTTTTGAGCACTCCGATGGTTGGTTCAACATTATTGATAAACTGTGCGGCAACATTCAATCCCATATTGACTGGAGTAGGAAAGAACGCGGACGAGCGTTGAGATTTAATCGAGCACTAAAGCGAGCCATTGCTGGAGATCGTACCAGCATCACTAATTTCTATTTTGACAAACGAGAAGTTCCGGCCGATCACTGGATTAGTGACCGCATCAACCAACAAATTCAAGATGCTGCGTACAGAAAAGTTCCCGAGGTTGTTCAGCAGGTGGTGGCCGACCAAGTAAAAGAAAAATTCGGGACCCTAAGGTTCTATTACACAGGTGGGGATGAGTACGTAGCTGGCTTAGTGGCTATGGCAGAATCAATGTCCGGCGTTACTTGTGAGATGTGCGGCACTTTGGGTAAAAAGCAAGGCGGTAGTTGGATCAAGACCTTGTGTGAACAACACCTAAAGAAAGATACCTGATATAGGTTTCACCATATTATGAGAAGTGTAATAAAAGAACTATTGATTATCTGCACCTGTTTGGCAATAGGATATGCCATATCTCATTACTTCCTACAACACTATCGCCCCACAGTAAATAATTGTGATGAGGTTCAGGATCCTACATTAAAATCCCAGTGTCAAGGTTGACAGTATAGCAAGGCTATGATATAATATATCTTTACGAAAGTAGTTATGAAAATAGCACTGGCCAGTGATTTACATTTGGAATTTGGAGATATCATTCTCACTAATAGTGACGGGGCAGATGTCCTCATCCTATCAGGTGATATATTGATTGCTGAGGATCTGCACGATCATCCCGTCCCTACTACTGAACCATCTATTAAGTTGGGCCAGCGCCAAGAAGCAGCCTATCGTTACCGTGACTTTTTAAAGCGTTGTAGCGAACAGTTTCCTCACGTGATTTATATTGCCGGCAACCACGAGTTTTATCATGGTAAGTGGCCAGGCAGTATGAAGACTCTGCGTGATGAGTGCGCCGAATTCTCAAATGTGTATTTCCTTGACAAGGAAAGCAAAGTAATCTCCGATGTAACCTTTGTCGGGTGTACCCTGTGGACGGATATGAATCAGGGTGATCCTATTACCTTACACACAATTGCAAGAGAGATGAACGACTTTAACATCATTCGCAATGATGAAAAGGGTTACACCAAGTTGAGGCCGGCTCAGGTTATGTCTGATCATCGTAAGGCGGTTGAGTACATTCGTGATACCGTAGAGAATGGGTCTGGCGAAAAGTTTGTGGTAGTGGGGCACCACGCACCTAGCAAGCTTAGTACTCATCCTAAGTATGCAGATGATTATGTCATCAATGGTGGGTATAGTTCAGACTTGAGTGAGTTTATCCTTGATCATCCCAAGATCAAGTTGTGGACACATGGTCATACCCATCATTCGTTTGACTACGTGATTGGCGAAACCCGTATTGTTGCTAACCCGCGTGGTTACATTGGTTACGAGGCACAAGCTGATTACTTTGAGCTAAAGTATTTTGAAATTTAGTTACACTAAGGTAACCAAAACATCTTGTAGTAGTCTACCAGATGTAGTATAATCTTACTATGTTGTGAAAACAACTACTTTTAAAGAGGAAACAAAAATGACTGAAACTAAACAAACTCGCCTACTGAAGGCACTTCAAAATGGTGAAGAACTCACCGCAAAGCAAATTACCTATCGTTTTGGTATTGCTAATCCTACTGCTACCGTGAGCGACATTCGTTTTGCTGGGTTTGCAGTGTATGCTAACAAGCGTACAAACAAGCTTGGTCAAACGTTCACTAAGTATCGTTTGGGAACCCCCAGCCGTGCAGTTGTTGCCGCTGGCTATCGCGCATTGGCGATGAGTAACGCAGTTTAATCTCGGGAGAGATTAAGTAAGCAGGTTTAACGGGCACCTCAAGCCCGTTATTTATTTCTAACGTGGAATGTATGATGGGTATTTTTCATAGGATCATGGATAAACTGGGTAGGCATAGGCTTATTACTAATAGTAGGACTGGTGCGGATTACCTGCATCGCTATTACCTGTTTCTAAAAAATCGCACATGGTTCCCCGTTAACGTCGCTCTACACTCTATCGTAAAAAGTGATGACCCTATATTTCACAATCATCCGTGGCCCTATCTAACCATCATTCTTAAGGGTGGCTACTATGAACACACTCCATTGTTCAACGTCGAGGGTGAGAAATTTGCAGAGATAAGTCATTGGCGTGGTCCAGGATCTATCATATGGCGAAAAGCTAAAGAATTCCATTGGCTGGAATTGGAAAACAACAAATCAGTCACCACCCTATTCTTTATGGGAGTGCGTAGTCAGGAGTGGGGATTTCTGGTTGAAGCTAAAAAGAACAAACATCGTTGGGTTAAGCATACGCACTATTTGACTAGCTGGAAGCCATATCACGCCAAATACATTGCTAGTCGCAATAAAGCTAACAGCAAATAACTGTCATTATGCCAAGTAACCCGCCGCAGTTTTCTATTGACGAACATTATTTGTGTATGGTTAATACTGTTACATACCGCAGTCTACTATCCAATCCAGAACAACCAACTGATGATGATTTAATTAAGATTTTAAAAAACGAGCACCAGTGCAGTTATTCATCTGATGATGATCACCCTGAATTCAAGAAACTTAGATCGCATTTAGGCAAGAAGGGGTATATTCAAATAC